GTCGCCGTTTTTTCTCGCCAACACGCGCCGGCTTCGACAGTCGACGCTACTGTAAGCCCAACAGTAGGCAAAACAGTGCCCTTTACCGAAATACGTACAGTAACGCTTCCCGAAAGGAGGTTCGCCCCTCGTGGCACGCAAAATAGCAGAGCACGGCACCCGCCAACGATACAACCAGGGGTGCACCGACGGGGAAAACGGCGAAGCGTGCGACCCGTGTCGCGCAGCGAACACGGAGTACAGCCGCCAGAACACTCAGAAGCGCCGGGCGCAGAAAATGCTCGGTGCCACCGTCACCCCCATCACCGCAGCCTCGGGGAAAAAGGCCAGCGACGACAAGGGTGACGAAGACAAGCCTCGAGAACCTGGCCGGATGGAGGCCGCCTGCATCACTGTCCTCGAGACATTGGACAAGGCGAAGGCCCGTCCCGATCTCGCAGCCGCCGCCCTGGCGCTGGCCTTCGACATCGATCAGGTACTGGCCATCACTCAGCGATCCAACCTCGTCCGCCAGTACCAAGCGGTCATGGAGGAGCTCACCAAGGGCTCGGAGAAGAAGTCGAAGCTCGCCGTCGTCCGACAGATGACCGGCACAGCCACCGGCTAGTAGTCGTTCTACGACATTCCGGAATGTGGTCGTTCGACCACATGAAGATGCCCCCTTCCGATTCCACGGTGGGGGCAAACCGCGATGAGTAACCGTCGGCCCTAGGCCTTGCGCGGGAATTCCGACGACCTGAATCAATCCAAGGCTACACGAAGGGGAACTCGTGAAAACCGTCTACACCGAGACCACGGTAACCATTCCGGAGTCGGTCCTTTGGGACCTCGTCGACAAGTGGCAGAAGTACGCCGATCAGAAGATCACTGGCCCGTTCCTGTCGGAGCGACCGGTCACCGCCTGGGCGCAGGGCCTCAACGAGGCCGCTGAGGACTTGTCCGACCTGATCCTCGAATACGAAGAGGGAAATTGACTTATGCACTTGGCCGCATCGTTCAACACGATGACCGGTCTCGCGGTTTCGCTGCTCGCGGCGCCTCTACACAGCGCAATGTCCTATGGGGCCACCACGCGCCAGTTCTAGATCAGGGCAACCTGGGGTCCTGCACCGGCAACGCTCTCGCCCAACTGATCAACACCGATCCCTTCGCCGGCTCGCGTCACGACTACCTCACCGAGGCCGATGCCATGAAGCTGTACTCACTGGCCACCACGCTCGATGACCAACCCGGCAGCTACCCGCCAACCGACACTGGTTCCTCGGGCCTGGCTGTCGCGAAGGCGGGCGTCAAGCTCGGCTACTTCAAGGCCTATAACCACGCCTTCGGCTTCGACCACTTCACCGCGGCGCTGCAACTGCAGCCAGTGATCGTGGGCACCGCCTGGCTCGACGGGATGATGCAGACCGACGCCAACGGCGTCCTCAGCGTCAAGGGCAATGTCGCGGGCGGTCACGAATACCTGGCCCTCGGCGTCGACTACGACGCCCAGCAGATCACGTTCCTGAATTCCTGGGGTCCGTCCTGGGGGGCGGGCGGTCGCTTCAAGGTGTCGTTCACCGATTTCTCGTACCTGCTTTCGCAGCAGGGCGACGTCACGGTACCGACAGCGCAAGCGCCGACACCACCCACACCACCCAGCCCCGAGACAGGTTGCTGCGAAAAGTTGAAGCGGATTGCAGCAATCGTCGCGGAGAAGTGATGAAACTTGACAGATACGGCTGGCCCTTGCTGCCGCCGCGCTTCGAATGGTCAGTAGAGATGCTGACGCTTTCGATCATCGACGCAATTACCGACCGCAATGTCGTCACCATCTATCTCGATGCCTGGTACGACGTGGACGAGGAGGCCCAGCGCCTCTATCGCGGATACGTCGACCACATCCGAGAAACGGGGTGCGACAGTCCGTGGACGGTCCCCTTCCTAGTGAATGACCTTGCAACCTCACCCGTCGAGGCCATTCTCCCAGTCCTGTGATTCTCGGTAAGACCGAGCCGCGGATATTCACGCCACCCAAACGAGAACTGATTGCCTGCACGTGCCTACCCGGTACGTGTCCGGTAGAGAACGATCCCGAGGTCAACGACCGCAATGGATGCGGCTTTGGCCGCACCACAGACGGCTTCGCGGCGATTCGCTTCGCCGAGAAGATGATGGGGATCAAGCTCTACCCCTGGCAGGAATGGCTACTCAAGCACGCCCTTGAACTGAATGAGGACGGCACCTACCGGTTCCGTTACATCCTCGTTCTCGTTGCTCGCCAGAATGGCAAGTCGCTAGTCCTGCTCGTGTTGGCCCTGTGGCATCTATTCGCCCTCGGCTCCAAAGAGGTTATCGCCACCGCTCAAGACCTCGGTCGTTCCGAGGCCGCCTGGAAAGAGGCGGTCGAGTGGTGCGAGGAAGACGACGAGCTCTCCGGTCTTATCGAGAAGGTTGACCGCGGTCACCCGAAGCTGATGGAGATCGCTGCCGACGACGACATCCCGTGGAAGCGCGAATACCGCGTCGCCTCGGCCGGCCGTCGCGGCGCTCGTGGCTTCTCCGGTGACTTGGTCCTGATGGACGAGTTGCGAGAGCACCAGACCTGGGAAACCTGGGGCGCGGTCACCAACACAATGAACGCGCGTCCCCGAGGACAGGCCTGGGCGTTTTCCAACGCGGGGGACAACCTCTCGATCGTCCTTCGATTCCTGCGGGCGCAGCAGCACAAGCTGCTCGGCTGGCCCGATGGCGACGGCGACGCCGAGGTTCTTGGCGAAGACGATCCCGAGCTCCTGGAATTCCTCGAGGAGTACGACGTCGCGGACATGACCGGCATTTTCGAATGGTCGGCTGATCCGAAGTCCAAGCGCACCGACATGGAAGCGCTGGCGCAGGCGAACCCGTCACTCAACCACAAGAACGTCGCAACCAACTGCCCGACCGACCGCACCCTCCTAGGTGGCCTCGTCGGAACACCCCCCTGGCAATACGACACCGAGGTGCGCTGCATCTGGGTGCCGATGTCGGATCTGGGGCCGTTCCCCGAAGGCTCGTGGGAGGAAACCCTCGACGACAAAGCCCGACCGCTGGACACCTCCAGTCAGGTTGTCTGCGTCAGCGTCGCTCAGAACCGCTCCCGCGCGTACATCGCTCGAGCCGGCTGGTGCGAGTGGGGGGACAAGGACGACGAAGGCAACGCAACCACCGTCAAGGGTCCAGTCGTCGGTATCGCCGCCGACCGTGCCGGTACGGACTGGATTGCCGATTGGTTGGTAGAGCACAGAGCGACTTTTGAGTACGTCGTGATACAGGACAAGGGTGCGCCAGTTTCGTCGCTCCTAGCCGAGCTATCGGCAAAGCGAGACCACGACGGCAGACTGCTGCCGCTCCTTAAGTGGACGGCGACCGATGTCGCACCCGGCACGGGCATCATGTTCGACCGCTTAGAGAAGCGGACGATGAAGCATTTGCCTCATCCGGGCCTTGATGCTGCGGCGCTTAGCGCCGCTCAGAAGATTCTGTCCCGATCGGCATTCGAAATCGATGTCGTGAAATCACCGACCGACGCGCAGCCGCTCCAGGCTGCCATCGGCGCCGTTTGGGCGCTGGAAGCGGTCCCACCCGAAGTCGAACCACAGGTCCATGAATGGCCCTCGCAAGAGGAGATTCAGCAATGGCTAGAGGAGGAAGACACTGACGACGAAGACCTCTGGTCCCCGTAAGCTGAATTATCCCCTGATTATCTCGGGAATCCTGGAATTGACCGGAATTGCCGCAATTACTTGGGGATTGTTCCTGATATCCCCTGTTGTGGGGTTAATCGGTCTCGGCGTGGGGTGCTTTGCAGTCGCATTGGCAATCGCCCCGCCGAAGTTGAAGCCCAAGGCGCAGCCCCCCGTGGGTGATAGCGAATGAGCTTCCTTTCCCGCATATTCACCGGAGGAGAAGAGTCCCGCACTCTCACCACGGTGCCGTGGGGTGATCCGTCACGCATTCCGACACCTTCTGAAGACGCAATGATGCAGGCTCAGGGGGCACTCATTCCCGAGGGCAACGCAATGTCCCTCGGGGCCTTCTACGCCTGCGTCACACTGCTCGCCGACATCGTGTCGACGCTCAGTGTCAACGCCTATCGCAAGAACGGCGTGACCGCGACCAAGACGCTCGTCGACCCGCAACCCACGTTGCTGGTCAACAGCCCGTTTCCAGGCCTGACGTGGTTCGAATGGCTGTGGATGTTCATGGAGTCACTGGCTGTCACCGGCAATGGCTTCGGCTACGCCACCGACTTCGGTCCAGACGGCCGGCCCATCGGCATCATGCCGGTCCATCCAGACTGCGTCCACATCGAGCAGCCCGAGGAATCGGGCACCTCATGGACCCAGCCCGCCTACAAGTTCAACGGAGTGCGCGTCGCTGCCGACCGCGTAGTCCACATCAAGCGTTACCCCATCGCCGGTCGGGCGTGGGGGATGTCACCGGTCCAGAAGGCGGCAGCCGCCGTCGGCCTGGGCCTCGCTGCAGAGCGGTACGGGTTGCGGTACTTCCGCGACTCCGCCAATCCCAGCGGCATCCTGCACACCGACCAAGAGCTCACGGTCGAACAGTCCAAGCGGGCGATGAAAAGCTGGATTCAGAGTCACCAGGGTCGGCGTCTGCCGGCGGTGATGTCCGGTGGCCTCAAATGGCAATCGGTCACGCTCACTCCTAACGAGTCTCAATTCCTCGAGACTCGCCAGTTCCAGCGATCCGACATTGCAATGTGGTTCCGCATTCCACCGCACATGATCGGCGACACCAACAAGTCCACCACCTGGGGCAGTGGCATTGAGAACATGACCCTCGGGTTCGTGAAATACACCTTGATGCCCTGGCTCGTCTGTATCGAACAGGTGTTATCGGCGCTTCTGCCACGTGGTCAGTTCGCCAAGTTCAATATCGATGACCTTATGCGCGGCGACGTTCTCGCTCGCTGGCAGGCATACCGCATCGGTCGCGATTCGGGCGTTTACAGTGCCAATGAGATCCGCGAAAAAGAGGATCTCCAGCCACTCGAAGGTGAGCAGTACGACCTGCATCTGCAGCCGTCCAACTTCGTTCCACTGGGCACCGATCCCGCGTTAATAGCGGGCGGCGGCGGCAGTGGCGGGACCACCTTCGGCGACCACACGCCCAACCCCCCTGACCACCAGAAAAACGAATACCAACCTGCCGAACAAGCGGACGGCGAGGATGAGGAAGAAGTGTAGGCGGTGCGGTCAGGAGAAATTTTTAACGGATTTCGGCTCCGACCGCCAACGCACTGACGGACGAAGTATCTACTGCCTGGAATGCAATAGAAATCGCTTTCGCGATTATTACGCTCAGGACCCCGTCAAGGGGCGCGAGCGATCACCGGATATTACTTCGGTTAGCGACCTATGCGAACAAAACACTTGCCGGGCAACCCGAACGGCGAGAAAGGAAACTGAATGAAGACTCGCCGTAATCGGCCGGTCGAGATCACCGATGCCCCCGAGCACCGGTCCATCCCGATCGATCGCATTGAGTTGCGAGACGCCAGTGACAACTCGAACGAAATAGTTCTCACTGGCTACGCCTCGACCTTCGAGGAATACGACATGTACGGCGGCCCGTCCGCCATGGGATGGATCGAGCGCATCGATCCCGGCGCTTTCGAGAAGACGCTGCGGGAGAAGCCCGATCTGCACCTTCTGATCAACCACGCCGGTATGCCATTGGCGCGCACCAAGTCGGGCACGCTCGACCTAGTAGCCGATGATCACGGCCTGCATGTCACCGCTCGACTGGATAAGCGCGACCCTGAGGCCCAGGCCCTCTCCGTGAAGATGGCGAGGGGCGACATGAATGAGATGTCTTTCGCATTCCGTGTCAAGGGCCAGGAATGGCGCGCAGCTCCGGGCTTCGAAGAGATCGATGACCAGTCTTACCGCACCATCACCGAAGTCTCCCTGCACAAGGGCGACGTCTCCGTCGTGAACTGGGGCGCCAATCCCACCACGTCTGCGGAGATCAAGTCGGCACCGGAACTGCTTCGTGCGCTCGCTGAGTGCGACGCCGACGAGTTCGCCGAGGTGCGCGATGACAGCGACCTTCTGATGCGTGTCGCCGAGCGACTGTTCCCCAAGCTGGTCGAGTCCGAGGAATCGGACGAGGAGCGCGAGGACGAAGAGACCGAGGAGCGCGAAGACGAATCCGACGAGTCGGAGGAATCCGAGGAGCGTGACGACGAGTCCGAGGACGAGGAGTTCTGGGGTGCCAAGTTGGCCCGCGTGCTCATAGAGGTTGTCGAGCGCATGGACGAGATCGAGGCCCTTCTGGGTGTCGAGTCCGAGGAGCGCGAAGAGGTTGACGAGGTCGAAGAGACCGAAGGCGAGGCAACGGATGAGTCCGAGCCTCGTGGCATGACGCTGGCCGAGGCACTCGCCCAGCAGGGTGTCGTTTCCGAGTCGCGTCTCTCGCTCGCTGCCGCCCTGGCACTTGAAACCGCCTAAGTAACAACAACTTACAGGGAGAGCGTCCGCATATTTGCGGCACTCCCTTGCGAGCCCCTGGCACTGGGGATTCGCCTAAGTCGCCATTCTGGCGCATCCGTTCCGGCACGGAACGGCGAAACACAGTGCCCCACAAGGGCTTACAAAATGAACAAAGGAGGTGTTTCTCCTAATGGAGGAACGCTTGAAGCGGTTGCGCGAATTGCGCGACGCGGCGGCTGCTGCCGTCAAGACGCTCACCGATGAGCGCAAGCAAATTACCGATACTGTCACCGCTGAGGCGCGTGCCGATCTGACCGAGGAAGAGGACGCGGAGTTCCGCGCCAAGACCGCGGCGATTGCAGCCGAGCAGGACAAGTACGACGACCTGCACTCGCAGATCGTTGAGCTGGAGCGCGAGATGAAGCGCTCGGGCCAGATGGACGCGGACGCTCAGGAAGTTGCTCGCGGCACTCACGTCGAGGTCAACGAGCCCCTGACGTACGAGAAGGGCAACGGAGTTTCGTACTTCCGCGACCTTGCCAAGATGTCTGTCGGCCAGGCCGACGAGGTCGTCAAGGAGCGCCTGAACCGCCACGCCACCGACGTGAGCACCAACCGGGATATCCGCAAGCTGGCCAAGGTCGGCAACGAATACCGTAACTTGGACCGCAACGACGGTACCGGTGGTTACTTCGTTCCGCCGCTGTGGGCGATGCAGCGCTTCATTGAGCTGGCTCGTGCCGGCCGCGCGTACGCCAACCTGTGCCCGACCGAGGCGCTGCCGTCTGGCACCGACTCGATCAACATCCCGAAGGTCAGCACCGGTACTTCGACCGCGATCCAGACCGCGGATAACGCGACCATCTCGGAAACCGACCTGGCGGACACCTACGTGCAGGCGAACGTGAAGACGATCGCTGGTATGCAGGGTCTGGCGATCCAGCTCATCGAGCAGTCGCCAGTCGCGTTCGACGAGATCATCTTCCGGGACTTGGCTGCGGACTACGCGACCAAGCTCGACGTGCAGGTCATCTCGGGTTCGAACGGCTCCGGTCAGGTCAAGGGTGTCCGTGGTTCTTCGGGCATCATCACCATCACCGCGACCGATGCGGGTTCCGAACTGAGCAAGGCTCAGACGGCCTACAAGAAGATCGCCGACGCTGTTCAGCGTGTCCACACCCAGCGGTTCCTTCCGCCTGAGGTTATCGTGATGCACCCACGTCGGTGGGCTGCCTTCACCGCGCTGTTCGACGGCAATGACCGCCCGCTGCTGATCACCAGTGGCGCTGGCGAGAACCAGATCGGCGAGTTCGGCGGCGTTGTTGCACAGCAGATCGTCGGCACCATGCACGGCCTGCCGGTCGTGACCGATCCGTCGATGCCGACCACGCTGGGCGCGGGCACGAACGAGGACGTTGTCCACGTTCTGCGTGCTTCCGACCTGCTCCTGTTCGAGTCGAGCATCCGTACTCGCGCTCTGCAGGAGACTCGGGCAACCACGTTGACCGTGCTGCTCCAGGTGTACGGCTTCCTTGCCTTCACCGCTGAGCGTCAGCCGAAGTCGATTGTCGAAATCGGCGGCACCGCTCTTACCGCACCGACCTTCGCCTAAGTAGCGATAGCCGGATAGTGGGGCGTCGCAGAGGATATTCCTTTGTGGCGCCCCACTTGGCGGGGCACCCAAAGGGGAACATTGAGTCAGAAAATCGTTGTCGCCTTCCCGCTGTACCGACAGGTTTCGTCGGGTTGGCTCATGACATGGCTTCAGTTAAAGAAGGACAACGTCGTCGGGGTTGTCGCCAGCGATGGTGCGTACATCACCCATGCGATGGATGCGCTTACAGCGATGGCCTTTGAAAAATTTCCAGACTTTGATCGAATGGTGGTCTACGAGGCGGACATGCTCCCGCCTGTGGACGCATTCGATCACATCGCCACCTATGGCGACGAGCACGACATCGTCGGCTCCGCGTACTTCAAGCATCACTTCCCGCACGACCTTCAGGCGTACGGCCAGCCCAACCCTCCCTACTTCGAGACGCTGCACCGCAATGTTGCGCGACAGATGATCGATAACCCAGGCCTGTATGAGGTCGGGGGAGTGGCAATGGGCCTGACATCGATTTCCCGTCGCGTCCTTGCGGATTGGCCGGGGGATGTTCCGATGTGGACGCCCGCGCCCCCCTTAGTGGGGCATGACCTCCACTTCTGTAACGAGGCGCGCAAGCAGGGTTACCGTGTGTGGCTCGATACCGCCCTCGGCTGCGGTCACATCTCAGAGCGTCCGGTCGGCTACGCCGATTGGGACGCCGTGGACGACTCGCCGCCAGTCCGCAAGGAGTGTGAGAGTTGGATGAATCGCAAGACTCTCCGGATTGCGGAGCCGGTGTGATCTCACTCCTGCTGCCCACTCGGCAGCGCCCTAGCCAGTTGGTCCGCATGACGGACTCAATCGTTGATACAGCGACTCACCCCGAGTTGATCGAGGTGATTACCTACATTGACGACGACGACCAATCCTACGACGAATTGGATCTCTTCGTGGATTGGAACATCGTGCGTGGCCCACGAAGCCATGATGGTCTCGTCGGCAACCTGTCCGTCATGTGGAACCACTGTTATGAGGTCTCTACGGGCGCTATCGTTATGCACTGCGGGGATGACATCGTCTTTCGTACCGAGGGGTGGGACGATGTTGTCCGCCGCGCGTTTGCCGACGTCCCCGACAATATCCTGTTCGCCTTCGGGCGTGACGGGTTTCAGGACGGCAATAACTTCGGCACTCACGGTTTTATACACCGTGAGTGGGTGGAGGCGGTCGGCTACTTCGTGCCGCCGTACTTCGTCTCCGATTATAACGATGTCTTCCTCAATGACGTAGCCAAGGCCATCGGCCGGCATCGGGAGATCCCGATCTTCACTGAGCACATGCACTACATCAACGGCAAGGCCGAGATCGACCAGAACACTCGGGAGCGCCTAGAGCGCCACCAGAGCCACCGACCCGATGAGCTGTACTACAGCGACAAGGTGCAGGGGGAGGTTCGCGAAGCGGTCGAAAGACTACTGGGGGTTATGCAATGACCGCGCTCAGTATCTTGATACCGACCGTCGGGGAACGGGATCAGCGGTTTCGCAAGCTTGTCGCGACACTGACCCCGCAAGTCCAGAAGCACAACGGCTCCGTTGAGGTCGTCGCCTACTGGAACAACTTTGAGAAGCCCATCGCGGACATTCGCCAGGCACTCGTGAACGAGGCCCGTGGCGACTACGTCTGCTTCATTGACGATGACGACGGCGTACCAGCCTATTACTGCGACCGCATTGTCGAGGCCATCGGGAACAATCCCGACTACATCGGCTGGAGGATGCAGCTCTGGTACGACGGCGCGAAGATGAAGCCGACCTACCACAGCATCATGTACGACTCGTGGTTCGAGGACCCGTACGGCTACTACCGCAACATCAGTCACCTGAACCCTGTTCGGCGCAGCATCGCGCTACAGGTTCCATTTGACGGAAGCGTAGGGCCAGAAGACCACAACTGGGCGCAGGCGATCTATCCGCTGATCCAGAGCGAGTTCTATATCGATGATCCGATGTACTTCTATTACTTCAATACAGAAGACAGCATTTGGCGGGGGAAAAGTATGCCAAACAAGAATTACAGACGGCCAACGCTGGGGAAGCACTTTCGGTACCACCCAGACTCCAAGGCGGCGTTCGTCGCCAAAT